AATGACTTCCTACTATTGGCTAGAGTTATTTGCCTTGTGACTATTTCAGGATCAGGCACAGAGTTTAATGCTGCATAAACAAATTTTAACAGAGGAGACAACATGGTGTTTTTGATCGTCCACATAGAGTTAAATTCTTCTATTCCACTAGTTCCAAAAATTGTTGACTTTTCTTTACTTTGCCTTGCGGATATCAATGGGTAACTATTTTGTTTCATGACACTGTATAATAAGCCATATGAGTAGATTTCACTCAATTTCCTTCCTTCTGATTCTATTGTAATTGTCAAGGACGAGTCATCTGAGCTCACACGATTGGTGATTAACATCTTTGCATCAGTTATGCTCTTATGTATTCTATACAGTTGACCTCTCAGAGCTAGCAGGTGACATGCGTGTAATAAGCTGGATGTGTAATGCAGAATACCTTGCATCATGTTTGATTCATTTTTGACTAAGATACCAGTGGCATAATCAAAATATCTATGATCACCATGTTTCCACATTTCTCTCAACTTAATCATTGTAGGGTCAATGGATTGATCATACTTCCAACTTTTCATCAATCCATGAGGTAAGACTAACCTTTTATTGACCATTAGATTCAGAATCCTCATGGCAGTGTGATACAACTCATCATTCAAGAACTGTCTGAGTAAGCAACCAAAGATTGGCATAACAAATTGCTGAGCCCAAGTGCTAGCATCATCAGAGTTGTTGAATGTGACTGGTTTTTTCATGCTTTTAATTCTTTGATTATGATCAATCATCAGCCTCATTTTGTTTTTTGGTTTAGACATAGTTTCAGCAGGGAAGTATTCACATAAAACCCTAGAAATAGTTTCTATGAAAAGTATAGCCACTCTGGAGTGGTTATCAAGTACGTAAATCTCTCTGGTTCCCCCAATTTGATTCTTACGGAAAAGGTTGGCTAAGATGTACCCACGAGTTTCCAGATGTGTAATTAATTTGTTGATGTTCGTGAAGGGTCTAACTGTTAATGGATCATTCTTATCACTAATGGATTTCAAGTTTCTAATTATGAGCTTGTCTCTAGGTCTTTCCTCATCTTCAGAGTAGCAAACGCTGCGTGGTGGTATAGCACTTGCTTTGGTTGTTGATAGTGACTCCAAGTTATGACTTGCCAATCTCTTGATTATATTAACTTCCAAATCATCTTTATTCAAACCATATGTGTTCGATATGTATTTTAAGCCCTTTTGACCAATGAACTTCACCCAGTCAACACTAAATTCATGAGATCGAAAGTCATCCAAGTTTCTTGGATTCTCGTATCCCATAAATTCACCTCTAGCTTC